TCTACCATTTTCTGTTGATAAGAGCAAAGGCTGCTGTATTCTTGTCTGTGAAATTGAAGATCCAAACATTAGGCTGATAGATTGTCCATTAATTGAAATAAAGGAGCATGAAGAAAAATGACAAAGAAAGAATTGATAGAGCTGATAGAAAAATACCCGGACGACGCAATTATCTCTTGTTTGGGAAGATTTTCAGGAGACTTGTTGATTTTTCGGGCGAATGACGTAATTTTTAACAAATATAAGAATGAAATTTGCATTGTAAGAAATTGAGAAAGGTGAAGAAATATGACTAAATTAAAACCTTGTCCGTTCTGCGGTAGCAAAGCTAAGATGGAAAGAACGCCAATTAATCCTTATTATTATGTGATCTGTACAAATCTAGAATGTGACGCAACTGTTGGGAGATTTCAGCCAACAGAAGAAGAAGCTGTAGCAGTATGGAACAGACGGGACGGTGAATAAAAATGGAAGAAGAACAATGCCCTTGTGATGATTGTGACACTACCTGTGATTACTGGGACAGTAAATTCTGCTGTACATATTGTCGTTGGCAGTATGGAGACATTGAACCTGACTGTGAGAATTGTGACCCGATGGATATTTGAGAGGACGGTGAATAGTAATGGATTATAGCAAAATAAAAGTTGGGGACAAGGTATATGTAAGTACAGAGAAAACGCCATATAAAGTTATGGCACGTAATGAACGGTTTATTATTTGCAATAGGCCTATTTATGGAAAATTAGACAATGATGGGAAACGCAGTTATTGGTACTTTATTTGTGACCTTGAAAGAGGTGTGCGTGGAAAAGACGATTTAATTTTTACTATTTATGATTATCGTACTAAAGAAGGCTGCGAAGAAGCACTGCTGGCGTTGCAGCAGGGGAAAGTGAAAGTTACTTATAGAAATTGTGTACCTCTGGATTTGAAACTAGGACGGTGAATAGATTATGAGATTAATAGATGCAGACGCCCTGCGTCGGCGAAAAGAGTTGCGCTTCAGCTTAATGGCAGCAATCACTACTATTCAATTTTTAATAGACGAAGCCCCTACAGTAGAAGAACGCAAGCAAGGGCATTGGCTTACTAAAAAAGCATGGCATGTGGAGTGTTCCGAATGCCATCATGTTTTAGAGTTTATTTGCGACGTCAAAAAATACTGTCCGAACTGCGGCGCAAAAATGGAAGGTGAATAATATGGAATTGATAGATAAAAATGCTTTAGTGGAATATTTAGAGAGAATGGGAAATGAAATATATGCAGGCAATGACGAATATTTTATAGGACAGAAAGCGGGTTTGATGAAAGTCGTTGGCGTTATAATGACCTTTCCTACTGTAGAGGAACGTAAGCACGGACGTTGGGAAGGGGGCGGTGCTTACTACTGTTCTAATTGCAACTCATATGCCGCAACAGATGTATTTGGCGGCGGGTTGGATATTACTGAACAGCATTATTGTTATAACTGCGGGGCTATTATGGACGGCCAAGCTATATGTGATGATTAAGGAGTGAAAACAATGTATGAAATAATACCGGTTTATCGTCTTGATGGTTCAATTTGCTATTACAATATCCAAGAATCATATGACGAAGAAACTGTTGTTTCTGCAGAGTTAACGAAAAAGCAGGCAGAAGCTATATTGATAATATTGAATGATGAGGACGGTGTTTTCGATGACGAACGATAAAGCCTACTGCATACGTAGTAATGCGTTTTATGACAATCGCTGTACTAACACCGACTGCGACCGGCACGAAGCCGATGCTGATCCAGACAGGCGGATGATTTGGGCAGAGTTTGAGTGCGAAGACTATGAAAGGGACGAGAAGGATGAAAAACATCGTAATGAACCGGGCGCTAGGCAGACTCATTGAAAGGTACGAAGCTTACGGCGATGTATACACGCATGCAGCGATACAAGCAGTCAAAAAGCAAATACCAAAAGAGCTGGTTGCGTTTGAAGAAGATAGTTGGCTCATAGGGTGGAAGTGCCCAGAATGTGGCGGGGTAATCAATGAATATGCATCATATTGCAAATTCTGCGGCCAAGCTATATGTGATGATTAAGGAGTTAAGACATGAATTATCCTGATCTAATAAAATGGATATTTGAATTTACATACGAACATTGGATATTAACCTTTATTTTCATTGTTGCTTTAAGGCGATTTAGTATTTTAACAATAAACCAGAGATGCACAAAGAAAAGCTAAAAGGAGACTGCTATGCTAATAGAACAGTATATTAAGCATGTAGAGCGTTACTTTTGGGATCGTAAGCAAATACAAAAAGCTGTCGATGAGGAAAAAGAGCAGCGTACTGCAAGGAAAGGACATACTGGCGGTGGGGGGCATGCTTTTATCAGTAATCCAACAGAAACAGCAGCGTTAAAAAACATTGAGCCAGTACGTATGATATCGTTTGGATATGGACCATATCAGTCGATAATAATGAACCCGGAGCTATGGCTTGAAGTTGTCACAGAAACCTATAAGATACATGAGAATCAGCTTACTGGTAAAGTTATGTATCAAAAATATGAAAAAAGGAAGCCGATGAAAACAATTGCAGAATTAACCGGTGTGAATAGAGATACTTGTTATGAATTTCGCAAAGAGTTCCTTAGGGATGCTGTTGGTTTGGCGTTGAAAAAAGGTTTGATAAAATAAAAAAAGTTTCCGACATATTACCTGTTTTGATGAGTTAAAATAGTATTGTAAGTAAGTGGGCTTACAACAAAAGGCCTAGATTTTGATAAGTAGGGAAAAGCCACTTATCAAAAATAGCTTATTTTGATATAACGCATAGTTTGAGAGTAGTGTAATCTTCAATTTGATATAACGCATACGCAGTAATCCGCTCACTATCCGAGCAAGTGATAAATCGTATGTGCATATATTTGGCTATGGCGTTCGCCGTATGATGGCATATGGTAGCTGCAATTTATCGTATGAATGATGCGGATAACTACCCATAGTCCCTACCGTGCGGCTAGCAGCAGTCGCATTGGTAGTGTCAAAACATCGCATGGAAGCCTAGTAACGGGATAACATGCAAAGGTGAAATGTTCAAGTTTAGCACTTGGACACTGCCCGTGTAGCTCAGATGGCAAGAGCGATTGACTTTTAATCAGTGGTCGCAGGTTCGAGCCCTGCCACGGGTACGGCATAGATGGGGAACACCTATCCACGCTTAAAGGTGCGTGTGTTGTTTGGGTAATCCGGCAACTGCCAGCCCTGCCGTTGGGGTGATACAGCGGCATATTTATTGGAGAGTGATTAAATGTTAGTAAAAGAACTAATAGAAAAGCTCAAGGAAATGCCTCAAGATGCACTGATAGTAGTACCTGGCGATGGTGATTTTGCCGTTGCCGAGTGGGTAGAATTAGAAAAGGAAGAGAGCGCGGATCGCTTTATAGAAGATGCAAATCAAACTTCAGTGGTATCGATAACTTAATAATAGCCACTTAACTTACACAAATAATTTAGTCTTAAAAAGCCGATAAAACACGGTAATATATATCAGAATTTAGCATATAACTTAATATAAAGGCACTTAACTTCGGTTAGGTGCTTTTTTATTTGCAAAGGTGGTGAGTATATGACAAAAGAAAGAACATTAACAGAGAAAGAAGAAAGATTTTGTCTTTCTTTTGCCAAAACAGCGAATGCAACTGCAGCAGCTATAGAAGCTGGATATAGCAAGAATTCTGCAGGAGTAACAGCATCAAGAAAGCTAAGAAAGGCTAATATTAAAGCTCGACTAAAAGAACTTGCAGCAAGGAAAGACAAGAAAAACATAATGGATATAAATCAGCGACAGGAATTACTAACAAAGATCGCCACAGAAGAACCTGATCCAAATGCAAGGATAAGGGCAATAGATACTTTAAATAAAATGGATGGTCTATACATACAAAAGCATGAGGTCGAAATAAAGAAAAGCCTTGCGGCAATTATTGAGGAAATAGATGATGCTTAGCCAACAAGACGCCGAATTTTTGAAAAAGAAAATCCCACAATGGCGAAAAGATCCTGCTCGTTTTGTAAAAGAAGTATGGAGAGTTGAGCCAACAGATCAACAAAAGGAATTTCTGCAGGCAATAGCTAAGCCGGGAGCGAAGGTTAGTGTTAAGTCTGGACATGGTACAGGAAAGACTACTTGTTTTGCTTGGATTATTCCTTGGTTTTTAACGTGCTTCGCAAAAGCTAAGATTCCTGTTACAGCTCCCACAAGTGCACAACTTAAAGATGCTTTATGGGCAGAGCTAAAAATGTGGTGGAATGCTATGCCAGTGCAACTGCATGATTTATTTGAATGGACTAATGACCATTTTACTTGTGAGACCGGGAGCTTTGCTATGGCAAGAACAGCAAGCAAGGACAGACCAGAGGCATTGCAAGGCATACACGCTGATAATATTTTGTTTTTGGTAGATGAGGCGTCGGGCGTGTTTGAAGAGGTGTTTGTAACAGCAGGAAGTGCTTTGTCGGCAGAAAATGCAAGAGTAGCAATGGCGAGTAATCCTACAAGAGTAACTGGTTATTTTTACAATAGCCACAATATAAATCGTCACTTTTGGGAAAAACTTACATTTAATGGCGAAGAAAGTCCAAGGGTTTCAAAACAGTATATAGAAAGTATTGCAAATGAATATGGACGAGACAGTGATGTATATCGAGTTCGTGTTCTTGGTGAATTTCCTAATGCAAGTGATTTACAATTTATTAGCTTAAAAATTGTTGAAGAAGCTAAGAACAGAAATATTAGGAAAGAACAGTTTAACTTTGCACCTACTATTATTGGGTGCGATCCAGCATGGACTGGACATGATGAGTTGGTAGTTTACTTGAGGCAAGGTCTATATAGTAAACGATTATATACTTGTTTAAAGAATGATAACGATATTGTTATAGCAGGTATTATTGCTAGATTTGAGGACGAATATAATGCTGATGCTGTATTCATAGACCAAGGATATGGAACAGGTATATGGAGTGCAGGCGAAACAATGGGCAGAGCTTGGAATCTTATTGCATTTGGTGGAAAATCTTCTGATTTAGGTTATGCTAATAAACGGGCTGAGATGTGGGGAAATATGAAAGAGTGGTTAATTAATGGTGGTGTAATTGAAGATGATGAAATTTTAACTAATGATTTGATAGGCCCTGAAGCTGGTGTTAATTTAAAAGGACAAATACAGCTTGAATCTAAGGATGATATGAAGAAAAGAGGTCAACCATCTCCTAATAGAGCGGATGCATTGGCCTTAACTTTTGCCTACCCTGTAATTAAAAAAGAATGTTATTTGGGGAATAATAGGCAGCAGTCGTATGATCCGTTTGCCGGTATGTGAAGGGAGGTGAGACTATGCATAAGATTATGATGCAGTTACACGGTGGCGGCGGTGGAGGTGGCAGTGTTGAGCCTATAAAACAAAGCGCACCTGGCAGTACAGCAGCGGCCACTATTGATAGTGCGACAGAGGGAGAGAGACAAAGCCTGTTTCAAAAACTCTCTAAAGCTCGTGGCAGAAGCTATACCAATAAGACTGGTGGGCAGCTTACTTCTGATAGTGTCAAGAAAATGTTGTTGGGAGAATGATTATGGATATCAAAGATATGCTGTTTGACAGCGATAAATTAAGACGAAAACAACATACTATCTCCCAGCTTTATACATTGCGCAGCCAATATGAGCCAACGTGGAGGATGCTTAGCCGGTATATAAATCCGACAAGGGGCAGGTTTGAAGAAGATATCCAAAGCACAGAAGGGCATAGACGTGACGAATACCTTATAGACCCACATCCCCAAAAAGCAGTTGGTAAATGTGCGGCTGGTATCCACAGCGGGTTGACATCACCGTCAAGGCCTTGGTTTGAGCTTGGTCTGCAAGATGAAGAAAAAGCTAATTACCACGCTGTAAGGATGTGGTTAGATGATTGCCAGGAGATTATGAGCAGCATTTATTCTAAGAGCAATGCTTATAATATGCTGCAGCAGATTGAGGCTGAAATGGCTCAATTTGGTACAGGGGCTTCTCTGATGCTGGAAGACTACAATTATGGCATATGGATGAGGCCGTACACCTGCGGTGAATATGCTGGTGGTGTAGATGCAAGGGGAAGAGTTTATACGTTCGCTAGACGCTTCAGGTTAAGCGCAGACCAAATCGTTAAAGAATATGGTATTGATAACGTATCGGAAAGCGTGAAATCTGCTTATAAGAACGGAAATATCACAACATACTTTGATATTGAAATGCTTATAGAGCGTAATGATGATTATGATCCTAGCAAATTGGCTTTAGGCAATTTCCCCTGGCGCTCATATCACTATGAAAAAGGTGCTAATGATAAATTCCTGAAGATATCAGGGTTTAGGGAATGCCCGTTCCTCATGCCGCGCTGGACCTTGATTGCAAATGGTGTATATGGATCTGGACCTGGACATAACGCTTTGGGCGATTGTATGCAGCTGCAGAAGATTGAGAAGAATAAACTTAGGGCTATTGATAATGCTGCAGATCCGGCGATGGCATTTCCTGCTTCAATGAAGAAGCTTGACAGAATGCCAGGAGGACTAAATTTTTATCCTGATGGAACTGTACAGCAGGCTTATCCACTTGTAGACCCAAGAGCAAAGGCCTATGAAGGCATAGGAGCATTGTCTCTGGAGAAACGGCAGTCGATATCTGAAACGTTCTATAACGATTTGTTTATGATGATTACATCTCAGGATGGACCTCAAATGACTGCGCGTGAGATTGCAGAGCGGCATGAAGAAAAGCTCCTGATGTTGTCCCCGGTACTTGAGCAAATGCACAATGAGGTTTTAGAACCTATGACGCTTCGCACTTTTGATATTTGTTTGAGACATGGGTTGTTTCCGCCTATGCCGGAGGAGATTGACAAAAGCGAATTAAAAGTATCCTTTATTTCTATCTTGGCCCAAGCCCAGAAAATGGTTGAAATACCTGCTATTGAGCGTACAGTTGGATTTGTTGGTAATCTTGCTGCTGCTCAGCCTGAAGTGCTTGATATCATCAATCTTGATGAAGCTGTACGAGGTTTTGCAGAATCTACTGGTGTCAAAGAAAAGATAGTACGTGATGAAAACGAAGTAGCTGAACTTCGCAAACAACGTGCTCAGGCACAGCAGGAACAAATGCAAGCTGAACAGATGGCTGCTGCTGCGCCTGCTGTTAGGGATTATGCTGATGCGGCCAGGTTGATGAGTGAAACCCCTGCTAATGGTGGCAATGCATTAGATCAATTGCTGGGAGGCGGGATTTAATGAAAAACAAAAAAATGAATATGCTTGCACAACAAGCGCTGGACGACTTGGACGTTATTATGCGGACCGAGAACGGACGGCGTTTTATTTATGCCATTTTGGAAAGCACAGAGGTCGAAACAGCGGTTTTTTCAGCTGAGCCATACTTCAATGCCTTCTTATCAGGTAAACGTGCTGTAGGCGTTGATTTGTTAAAGAATATCCGGATGCTGAACGATGGGCATTCTTTAGAGATGCTGATGCGTAATGAAGCAGAGAGCGCTAGACACCCTCCTGATTTAGAAGATGATGACCTTTTTAAAGTAGATAACGACATAGCGGAGGTAAGACATGAATAAGTTTACACAAATGTTTTTTGAAGCAGATGGTGCTGGTGGAGGCGGTGAACCTGCTCCTTCCGGCGACCCGTTTGTAACAGAACCTGCTCCGGAAGTTGAGCCGAGTGGAGAGGCAACGCCTGCAGGTGACGGTGATCCTGTAACTACACCTAAAAATGTATTTGATGATCCTGTGCAAGAGCCTGTTGTTCCTGATAAATATGAATTCAACCTACAGGAAGGGCTGGAACTTTCGCCTGAACTGGAAGCTGATTTTACAGCGATTGCTAAAGACGCAAAGCTTACTCAGGAGCAGGCTACTAAGCTGATTGATTTGCATAGCAAAGTAGTTTTAGACGTTATGCATAAGCAGGAGGAAATTGTAGACGGTTGGACTGCTGAATGCCAAAAGCAGGGGCTTATTTCTCGTGAGAACATTGCTGCTGCTAAATTAGCTGTTAATACTTTTGGCGGTGGTGAGGCTATGCAGGTACTTGTAAATACAGGTGTAGCCAATCATCCGGCAATACAAAAAATGCTGCAAAACATTGGAGGCTTGCTTATGGAAGACCAACCGCCTGATGGGCAAGCACCTAAATCTAAGGAACTGGGCGACGCCGAGTTGTTTTTCCCCGGCGGCGGGTTCAAATAAAAATATTAAGGAGTGGTAAATAATGCCAGATTTGACAGGTTTCGCAACCCTTCAAGACTTTGCGTCTCGTCAAGGGTTCGACAAAAAGTATCAAAGAATTATTGAACTGCAAAGCAAAACAAATAAGATTTTAAGAATTATGAAGTTCAAAATGTGTAACTCTAAGGATTCTGAACTAGCTACATTACGTTATTCTTTGCCTGATGTAGCGTGGAGAATGATTAATCGAGGGACTAAGCCGAGCAAGTCTAAAACTAAGCAAGTATCTTTTACTTGTGGCGAGATGGAAGCGCTGGCTGAAATCGACGAAAAGCTTGCACGAAAGAACAATATGCAGGCTTCTTGGATGATGAGCGAGAATGCTGCCTTTCTTGAAGCAATGAACCAAGAAATGGCGACTACGCTTTTCTATGGCGACGAGAAGATCAACCCTGCAGGATTCACTGGTTTAGGCGCTTATTTTTACAGTAAGACCAATCAGGAAGATATTTGGGCAGACCAAATCATTGATTGCGGCGGCACAGGTGACAATCTGACTTCTGTATGGTTTGTAGGCTTTGGAGAGCAGCAGGTATACGGCTTGTTCCCAGAAGGCGACACCGCAGGCTTTACTCATGAATATTTGGGTAAACAAAAAGTAACAAATGATAAAGGTGAGGTATTCTTTGCTCATACCAATAAATATAATTGGTCCATGGGCCTTGCGGTTAAAGATCCTCGTTATGTTGTGCGTTTGGCCAATGTTGATTTAAAAGATCCTGCTACTACTACAATCTTCGACAAATTGATCGAGGGTTATTATCAGATTGAAAATCCTGATAATGTCAATTTGCAGATCTTCTGTAATAAACAGTTTGAGGCTTTTATGGCTAAGGCTGCACGTAATGACAAAAATACTATGCTGTCTATTGATACAGTTGAAGGAAAACCTGTTGTTAATTTCTGGGGCGTTCCGTTCCAGCGTTGCGCAGCTATTCTGAATACTGAATCTCAGCTTGTTTAAAAAGGAGGAATATAAAATGGCACGTATTGATGCTCAATTATTGCTGTCTGAGAATCAGGCCGTTACCGGCACAGACGCAAACAGCAGTGTTATTGATTTAGGAAGTACAGGCGGGTTTATGCATCCGCTGTACTTTGACGTAAAACTGACCACACCAATGACTTCCGGCAAGATTACTAAGGTTAAAGTACAATCTTCTGCAACTGAGGGATTTGATAGTCCTGCTGATGAGGTTGAGGTAAGTGTACCTGATTCTCTGATTCAAACAAGGGCTTGTACTGTGGCACAATTCTTTTCTCCAATCAAATATGGTAATCGTTATATTAGATTGGTTTACACCGCTAGTGAGGCCGTGGGCGGCAAGGTCTTTGCTTATATGACTGACGGCATCCAGGTAACTTTATAATGGCTACTTACAAAGTAAAGCGTAATTGTTTTACTTTGGGTCGTATGTATAGGCGTGATGATATTGTAACGCTTGCAGATAATATTAAGGTTCCTGAACATTTTGTGAAACTTAATAGACCAGCAGCAGTATCTTCCGGTAATGACGATCCGCGTTATCTCCAATATGAAGCAATGAACTTTAATGATTTAAAAGAATTGGCCAAAGAACAGGGAATAAAAACAAGTCAGAAATCCAGGGAAGCTATTATTAATGAATTAGTGGCACTGGCGCAAGATTAAATCAGCCGGGGGCATATGTCCCCGGCTTTCTTTATAACAGAGGTGAAATTATGGATAAGGTTGAGATTTGTAATATTGCACTTAATCATATAGGCGTAGCTACAATAGAACGGCTTGATGAAGCCAGCGAACCGGCACGAGTATGCCGTCGCTGCTATGACTATGTTAGACAGGCCGTGTTAAGGAAATTCCCCTGGACATTTGCTACAAGAAGTGTACAGTTAGCTGCTCTTCAAGATGTGCCTCCTAACTGGAAGTATGCATATCGTTATCCTGCTGATGCAGTATGCTTGAGAATGATGTATAATGAACATTTTTGTGGTCTGCCGAGGAATAACCAATATAAAATCGTTTCGGATAAACAGGGGAAAGCTATTTATACTAATATCGGCAATGCCTGGATTGAATACACTGTAGATGTTACTGACGCAGATTTATATGATGCTCAATTTGCAGAAGCATTTGGATGGAAGCTCGCTGCAGAAATTGCTTATGCGTTGACTGGCAAATTGGATTTAACGCAGATGTGTATCCAGGCTTATAACGCTTATTTTGCAGAAGCCAGTTCTACTGACGCTGATGAAGAACATTTGCTGGATCCGCACATTGACAGATTAGCGGCAGCAAGATTTACGGGGGCATAATTATGGCACTCTATCAATTAAAATCAAGTTTTGCCGGCGGTGAATTGTCACCGTCTATGTATGGACGTACTGATATTGCTAAATATGACAGCGGGGCTGCTGTTTTAAGAAATTTTTTCGTTCTGCGTTATGGTGGCGCTGCTAATAGACCAGGCTTTAAGTTCATAGCGCAGACTTATAATAATAAAAAGGCTGTGCTAATACCATTTATGTACAGCACAGATCAAAATTATATTGTTGAAATTACTGCTGGCAGATGCCAGTTTTATACAGATGGTGGTATTGTTGTTAAAGAAGATGGCACACCATATAGCATAGAAAACTTTTTTGCTGATAAAGATTTAGAAGATGCTGCAAAAATAAAATATACACAGAGTGCTGACGTGCTTTTCATTGTTCATCCGGCACATGCGCCGATGACACTTACAAGATATGGCAATTTAGATTGGCGCTTTGAGGCAATGGATATTACAGGCGGACCGTTTGATGAAACTAGGTATAATAATAATAGCATCATTACTAAAGTATTAGAATGGAGAAAACCAGGTGCATATAATATAACAATACCGTCTTCGGCGTTGTCAATAAATATTGAAATGGCTGGCGGCGGTGGCGGCGGTGGCGGTGGCATAGAAAGAAAAACTGAACATCTTTCAACCAAATTTAGTGGTGGAACAGGTGGAAGAGGTGCTTTTATAACAAAAGAAATATTAGAAATACCTTCTGAACCAATTTCTTTAATAGTTGGTGCAGGAGGTACCGGTGGACAAGGAAAACAAACTGGAATTGCTGGTAGTGCTGATAATGGTAATAGTGGTGGGACTTCCAGTGCTTTAGGAATCAATGCATTGGGTGGCGGTGGCGGAAAAGGTGCAACTGCTGCTGATGATGGTGGTAATGGCACAAGTTATGGATCTGGTGCTCTTGGTGGCAATGGTGGCTATGGTAATGTTAGTGGTATGAGTGGTAATGATGGTTGGATTAGGCTTTCATACACTTTATCTATTGGCAATAATGCAACAGTAAAAGCTTCGGAGGCGTATGGTGACATAACCCTGACTGCTTCTTCGGCTATTTTTTCCAAGGGTGATGAAGGGAGTCTTTTTTCTCTAACTCACTTTTTAGAAACAGATTACAAAAAAGGGACACCAAGCAGTACAGGCGGAAATCTGCAGGTTAGCGTATTACCGAAATCCAATGTCTATGTAGAAAGTTTTGGTTTTTGGGATGGTAATTTTAGTTTGGAAAAATATGATCCTATTTCTTTGCAATGGGTAAATGTAAGAACACAGAGTGGTAACAGAAGCCAGAATTATAGCTTGACTGAGGAGAACACGTCTGAAAGTATTGCTAGTTACAGAGTTACTTCTACTGAATTTAATACAGGCGTTTGGAGCGGTGAAAATGAGAAGCAGAGAGGCTATATAACCATTCAAAGCATCGGCGGAGATTATACGGGCCATGTATTGATCACTGAATATGTCAGTCCTACAGTAGTGAAAGGGACTGTAAAAAAACAGTTGGCTTCTACAGATGAAACCCGCGATTTTGCTTTTGCTGCTTGGAATGGTGAAAAAGGGTATCCTTCTGCAACAGGTTTTTATGAAGACAGGTTAGTCTTTGCGGGAAGTAAAGGATTTCCGCAGACATTCTGGACAAGCAAAACAGGAGACTATTATAACTTTGGAACAAGCATACCGTCTGCCGATGATGATGGAATTACGGCTACTTTAAACGGTGGACAAATGAATGGCATTAAGGCAATTATAGCTTTTGGTGAAATGTTGCTGTTAACAGCCGGTGGAGAATTTAAAGTAAGCGGCGGAGGCAAAGCCATTACAGGAAGCAATGTTTTAAGTCAACCGCAGGAATATAGGGGTGTGTCAGATGTTAATCCTGTCACTATCGGCAGCAGGATTATTTATGTGCAGCACCAGGGCAATATCATACGTGACCTTGCTTACAGCTATGATGTTGATAAATATACCGGTGATGATTTAAATTTATTGGCTTCGCACTTGTTTGAAGGGCATAAAATAATATCTATGACCTATCAGCAGATACCTAACAGTATTGTTTGGTGTGTGCGTGATGATGGTTTGCTGTTAGGGCTTACCTACATAAAGGAACAGGATATCTACGCATGGCACCAGCATACCACGGCAGGCGGGAAGTTTGTTAGTGTATGTAATATTGGAGGAGCAACAGAAGATAAGTTATATGCAGTAATTGAGCGTGGCGGGCAGTATTATGTGGAAATAATGGAAAGCCGTGATAAAAGTACTAATGTAGAGGATCAGTTTTTCGTCGATAGTGGGATAACCTATGAAGGAGAGCCGACCGATGAAATATCAGGTCTTGAGCATTTAGAAGGTTATACTGTGGCTATATTGGCAGATGGAAATGTACTTCCTCAGCAAACTGTAGAAAACGGCAAGGTTCTTCTTGGAAATAAATACAAGAAGGTCCATGTAGGGCTGCCTATAGATGCGGAAATAAAAACACTGCCTATAGATTTTACAGCTCAAGATGGCACATATTTAAGTCGGAAGAAACGAATTGCTACAGTTACATTATTACTTAAAGATAGCCGTGGTGGATTGTTTGGAATGAAGGAGAATGAATTAGATGAATTTAAATGGCGCAGTAATGAAGCCTATGGGGAACCGATTAGTTTGCAAACAGGTAAATTTAAAGTAACGATCAAGTCTGCCACTTATGATGAAACTCAGCAGATAATAATTAAACAGCCTGACCCGCTGCCGATGACTGTATTATCTTTGATTCCGGAAATAGAAGGGTAAGGTGTATTATGGTAAAGTATGAATTTGTAAAGCCCACAAGGGCAGACGCTGAGTATATAGCGGCTAATCTTAAACTAGATAATTACAGTGAACTATTTTCTGCTATTGGCCCTAACGCTCTTAATGATATTTTAGATGGATTGAAGCACAGTGATGAAATCGGCTGCCTGCATATCAACGGCGTACCCGCTGCTGTATATGGAGTGAGAAAAGCTTCGATAATGAGCGACGAGGGTCGCGTATGGCTGCTTATGACGAAGGAAACGGAGAACCATAAGGTATTTGTCGGAAGGCAGACTAAAAAGGCTGTAAGAGGGCTTTTAAAGAGATACGACAGGTTATATAACTGGGTCAATGTTGGAAATGATAATATAATGCGTTGGCTTAAATGGCTTGGCGCAGAAATACATGAACCAGCGCCGCATGGAGTTTATAATCTGCCGCATCACTTTTTTGAGTTTAGAAAGGATGATGAATAATGGGCGTAGCGGCAGCAATAGGCGCCACTCTTTTGGGTGGCTTTATTTCGGGCAGAGCGCAGCAGCAGCAATATAACGCTGCCGCTCAACAGGCAGAGGTAAATGCTCAGATAGCGAATCAGAACGCAGATAAACTGCAGGCACAGGCTGAAGAACAGTCTAAGTCAAATACTATCAACGAAGAAAACAAACGCCGGCGTATGAACGCTATGTTAAGCCAGCAGAGGGCTAATATAGGCGCTTCCGGTATAACAGCTTCAGGCAGTGCGGCAAACGCTTTAGCTGACAGTGCGTATAATATGGAAACAGAGCTTGCTATTGAACGCTATAATTCAAGGCAAGGCGTTGAGAATATTTTTCAGCAGTCTACTGACCTTGTTAATCAACGTGATATCTATAATCAAAATGCACGCAATTACCGTAAAGCCGGTAAGCGTGCACTTATGAATAATATGCTTATGAGTGGGTTATCTCTTGCAGGTAGTTTATACAGTCCTAAGAGCGCAGGAAAGCAAGGTGCTTCCTCGTATGGAAAAGGAAGTGACGGGTATGGATGGGGTAATAGTGGTAATATATCTTTAGGCGGTTATGATTCTAGTAAGTGGAAAACTACTTATGGTACAAGCACAGGTTATAACTGGATTTAAGAAAAGAGTACCAAGAGAGTGGTAAGAGAGTGTTGCATTAGTACGAAATGTATTATATAATAAACGAAAAGAGATAGTCAGTGGTCGCACGCTGGCTCTCCCTCATAATTGTAAAATGTGAAAAGAGATAGTTTAACGTGTGGTAGCGTTAGCTCATCTCGTAACAAGAATGTGATTGAAAACGAGCCCGCGACCTTACGTTGGGCTTATTTTCTTGCTATTTTACGGCAAGAATAATGGTAGCCACGAGAATACCAAACGCTATCATTAGGGATAATGCTTGATATATGCTCATAGGATCACCACCAATCAGTTACGGACTGATAAGCCAACATAGTTAAACTATCTCGGACAACATTATAACACACCTTTAAGCGCTTAACAATTTGTTAAAGCGCTTTTTCTATACCCAAAAGGAGGCTAGAATATGGCAATCGACATTTTCCAAGTAGGTGCGCAGTTAGGAGCGCCGGCAAGTAAAGTATCTAATGTCCGCTATGATAACAGCGGTCAGCAGGCTGTTGCAAGAGAATCATCCCAGACCGGTAGAATTATTCAGGCCGGTGTTGAGCATGTAAGAGAGCAGATCATAAGAACCGACGTTCTGCAGGCTAATAATGAGTATGTAAAACGTACTAACGATCTAAGAATGCAGTTGATGCAGAAAAAAGAAAAAGGCGCTCTTGACATTGTCGGTGAGTATGAAGCTGGTGAAAGAAAGATACGCAGCGAGCTTATGGCTCAAAGTCCTCAAAGCGTAAAGTACGGCAAAGGTGCTATGTTATTTGATTACAGCACCCAGCAAACTGATAATGCTAATCGCAGAGTTTTGGGGCAATACAGAGCGCAGCAGTTTGAAGCCTGGCAGAATACTACTTTTGCTAATTCTATAAATAGTTCTGTTCAAAAGGCTGTTTTATCTCCTAATGACCCTGCAGTTATAGCCGATGTACAAAAAGAAATTGATTACGCCATAAATTCCAGATATGGAACATATGGAAGAGAAAGGCTTGATTTAGAGTATAGAAAATGGACTGGAGTATTAGGTCAGGCGTTGATAGACAGAAGTTATGCTAATGGCGATATAAATACGGCCGAAGCTTATGTTGAAAAATATGGTCCTTATATGGATCCGGGCGTAACAAGTGCCTATGCTAAAAATGTTTATGCTCGCAAACAAGAAGAACGGCTGTTTAACATGGGACAGAACCTTTATGCTACTTTTGGTGAGGATGAAGGCGCTGCACGTGATTATATCTTTGGCGATAATTTTAAAACAGAGGTTGATGGTAAGGCGATTGTAAAAGCAGCTAGTGCAGATATAGGTAATAATTATGGTGAGAATACTTGCACTATTAGTATCAATAGATGGTTGAGATCTGCTGGAGCTAAAGAAGGAAATACGTGGGCGCCAACCAATATGGAAGATGCAAAGGACAATGGAGTATTTTTTACCCAACGGAATCAGCTTCGAAATGGTGATATTGTTTATTGGGATTGGGAAGATAATGACGACAGCGATCATGTAGGGGTTTATGATGCTTCTACAGGGAAAGTAATTCAAAGCGGTACGCATGGAGTTGCTGCTTTGGATTTAGATCATTATAAAGTTTTAGGTTTTGCTCATCCGATAAGCGATGCGCCTACGTTGGAAGATAGGCAGAAGGCCTGGAACAATTATGTGCAACAGAAAAATATTAATGATGCCATTAAAACTAATCAGCAAAATATGATCATAAAAAATATAGAACAAAGATTATGGGATAATTTTAAAACAGGTATTATTGATTCGCAGGATATGAGAAATATGGTTTTTAGTGCTTCTGGTGGAGATGCAGATGTAGAACGGACGTTATTAAAATTCGGTGATGATTTAATAGGCATTCAGACAAAAGCTGCCGCTGCGGTATCTAATAGTGGCATTTATAAATCAATCAAGGATGCAATTACGAATAGCACTGTAACACCAGCCGAAGCAGTATCGTTAATCAACCAAAATGCAACAGTCTTGGGTGAAGCAGATAGAAGCAGGTTATTGGCTTTTGCTAGAAATCAAGATCCAAGAAATAAGGATGTTGATAAACGTTTAGCTATTATAATTGATGAAACTATTGATGATAAAGTGGAACGCGGAGATTTGCAGGCTTTTCTGGATAATGCATTGCAAGATATTACTGACCCTGATGCAAGATTTGCGACAGGGAACGAAGTTCTAAAAGAGGCGTTTAAAAATCGTGCTATTTATAAAAGCTTTAACAGTAAGCAACTTGAATGGGGTTCTTTAAAGAGTAGCCTTTCACCTAATCTTTCCCCTTATATAGATATTTATCAAAAACGTAACGGCAATAATATTGATTTGGGAAGTGCAAAAACATTTTTTGGAGCTATAAACCCTAATGATTTATATCAAGTATCGGCATTGAAAAAAGTTACAGAAGAAAATAGGCCTATGGATATCCAGGGGCTCAATAAGCAGATTGCTGCTATAGCTTTGAGCAATGGTGTAGATGCAGCTCCGCATTTACTGGAGATGCCACAGCAGAATGAAACCGCAGTACAGCAAAATGAAAGCACTCCATGGTTCAGTGATTGGGGAGCCAGTGAGCGTACTGGTTTGGCAGCAATGAATTTCAGTGATGCTATTGAATCTATCAAACAACGTCACTTAGCGGCATTAAGAGGAGAAATTAACGAGGAGTGGTAATATGGCAAGGTCTGTATTGTACGATGTAGCAGCGGCAGGAAAGTTTATACCAGACGATTTAAAGACTAAAGCATTACAAGGAGCTAATGCAAATAATATATCGCTTCAAATGGCAGCTCGTAATCCTGATTATTATTTACCTAAAAACTTTGATTATGACTGGAATAAATATGAGAAGATCGCACCAAGAACAGCAGAGGCGTTAAAAGACCCTGTGCTTATGAGCATTGCCGGTACTAAAGCTGCAGAATTTTGGGGCGAGCAAGAAAATAACTGGAAAAGTATTACAGCGCTGAAAAATGGTTTTAAGAATGTTGCTCGCAGCGGTTATGGTGCAGTTGCACTGCTTGCTGATTTGGGTGCAGATAAAAAAGATGTTGACTTGACAACGGAATCCAAGGTTTTTAGCGCAGATACAATAGGACGGCTTTTGTATGCTGTCGGTGGAGATAAGCTAAAAACTATTGGTACTGAAGCTAAACGCATTGGTGGCAGTGAAATATTTAAGCCGGAAGAAGTAAAGGCTGAAACTGCGGCAGGCCAGTTTTATTATGACTTACTGCAGAATGCACCACAATTAGCGGCACAGGTCGGCGTCGCAATCAGTACAGGCGGCTGGAGTGCTGCTGCTTTTATGGGCAGTCAGATTGCAGGCGGCCAATATTTAGATCTTACTGAAGCTGGGGTATCTAATGACAGAGCCAGAGCTGCGGCGTCTTTAAACGCTGTTGCACAGTCTGCTCTTGAAAAAGTGGGCTTGGGCAAAGTCATGGGAGCAGGAGCAAGAGCCGCTAAAATCGCAACTATGGGCGGTAAGGCCAAAGAAGTTTTTAAAACTGCATTGACAGAAGGCATTACTGAATGGATTCAGGAATACCCGGATGCTGCTGCTGAAATATGGGCTAAAAATGCGAATCTTTCCACTCAAGAGCAAATACTTAAATTTTATCATGAATTTGGAGAAATCACTAAAAGAGGCGCTTATTCCGGTGCTATTGGTGCGGTGTTTGGTGGTCTTGGAGGTTCGGTAAGCATTGCCGTAGACCGTAATGCAAATAGAGTTATGCAGGAGCAGGCTGTACGTACTGCGGAAACGATGAAAAACAGTAAGGACGTAGATATTACCGCCAGCAAACTAGTACTGAACCAAACGACAGAAGAAAAGGCTTATGTAGATGCTGAAACCCTTTTTACATATGCGCAGGCAAATCCTAACCTGGATGTAAAAGATACCTTTGGTATAGAGGTTTCTGAACTGCAGGCGGCTGCTGTTCGTGGTGAGGATATTGAAATGCCAATGGGTACGTATTGTGCGGCAGAGGCTCAAAATCCTGGCTTTTTCCAGGCTGTAAGCAATAACGTAGCTTTTGAACAGGGTGGTTATACAGAAGAACGCGCCAGAAATAAAAAAGCTCTCCAAAGCGCTTATAAAAAAGCGTTGGAGAACGACGAGGAATTTAGAACTGCAGTTGATACTTTTAGAAATGAATTGACTGAAGCGGGACTAAATCAAAAGGAAACAGGTGACGTCCTGGCTATTTTAACCAGCCGTGCTATGATTGCTAATCCTGATGACCCTATGCAGTATTTCAGAGATAACCCTTTAAGCTTCAAACGAGTTGTCAGCACTCCTAATGGCCGGTATATGCAAACTAAAAGTGCTAACGAAAAATTGCTTGAGGATGAAAATAACTTTTCTGGTATCGTAGATGAATATAAAGCCGGTACGTTGAACGAAACGAAACCATATAAGGTAATGACTACGCCGCTTGCGATAAACCTTGCAGGCGGTAAAATTTTGCCTGTAACTATTGACGGTGGCAGGATCAACCATATTTTTGAAAAACACTTTGATGGTATGACACCGGACCTTTTGAAACAATTACCACGGGCATTTGCTGATCCTATAATGGTATTAGATTCTTATTCAGGGCGGAAGGTGGTAGTGCTGGATTTGAAAGATGCGCAAGGCTCTACTATCATTGTTCCACTTGATCTTGATGTAAGCCGTGACCGTTATAAAGTAAATGCCATTAACAGCGCTTATGGTAAAGGCGGTGCTAATGGCACAAATTATAATTGGTTTATTGAGCATAATATCAAAAAAGGCAGAGTTGTATATGTAAATAAAGAAAAAACCGCCAAGTGGTTACAGTCTGATAGCAGCGATTCCGCTATCAAAGGCACCGACCTTGACGGTTTTCTTAATAATAGTATACCAGATGAAAATGCACTCCGCAAGAGACGAGAAGAAATGCAGGGATACTACCAGACCGCTTTTCACGGAAGCCCACATAAATTTGAAAAATTTGATTTGGGATCTGTTGGCACAGGAACAGGTATACAGGCCCATGGATGGGGTTTGTATTTTGCTTTCAGCAAAAATACTGCTAAACGGTATAGGGATAGATTGAAAGGACGCCGTGATACATATACTGGCGAAGGCTCTCTAGTTGAGGTTGAAATCCCTGAAAATGATGTATTACTTGATGAAAATAAATCTATTGAAAAGCAACCGCCTAAAGTACGCGAGATTATTAAAGCTGAATTAGAAAGAATTGGTGGGAGTGCGAATAGCGGCAGAAGCTTTTATAAAGAATTAATGTTTGAGATGAAAAGGAGGGGGGCGGAAAATCCAGCCAGAGCAGCATCTGAACATTTAAATAAATTAGGGATAAAAGGCATTAAATATGTTGGAATGGTAGATGGAGAATCATATGTAATTTTTGACGATCAGGCAATAAAAATAATCAACAGTTATAATCAAAAAGTTAATAACGATAAAAAAGGCGCTATCACCTGGGACGAAGAAGGCAAAGCAATTATCAGCCTGTTTGAAGGTGCTGATATGAGCACTGTTATTCATGAAGCTGTCGGACATTACTTTATTGAGAATCTCATGCGTGAAGGGGCTCTCCCTAATGCTACAGAGCAGATGAAAAAAGACCGTCAGACTATGCTTGATTATGCAGGTGTAACTAAAGACTGGGATAGCTTGTCGCAGGAAGAAAAAACAGCAGCACATGAACGCTGGGCAGAGGCCGCAGAAACTTATATGCTTGAAGGCAAGGCGCCCTCAAAAGAGCTGCAGCCGGTATTTAACAGGTTCAAAAAATGGCTGCTTGCTATTTATAACGCCGTTTTTTCGGATAAGCGCAGTAAAAATGCTGTTCCAATCAACGATGAAGTAAGGCAGGTTTTTGACAGGATGCTGGCAAGTGAAGAGCAAATATCAGAAATGGAGCGTATTGACGGTTATTTTTCTGCTTTGCCAGATGTTGTGTTAGATACACTTTCAGAACCACGCAAGCAAATGCTGCGTAATTTTGCTGCTAAAGCTCACGATAAGGCAGTACAGTTATTAACAAAAGAAAGCCTTGTTAATTTCAATCAGGAGCGTAAAGACCGGATTCAAAAATATCGTGAAGATGTAGAGCCGCAGGTCAAAGAAGCGATTGCAAAACAGCCGTTATATATGGCTTCGGAGCAGATACTTGATATTGCATCTGATTTAAAAACAGCGAAGGGCGTAGCTAACAGATATTTAGAAGGTAATTTTGATGAAAGTAAAATGGCAACTTTTGATATGATAGCTGAAGCTAATGGTTTTACTTCCGGTGACGAGCTGGCTAAAACGATTATGTCAGAACCATCTTTTAATGGTGCGGTTAACAGACATATTGATGAAATGGTGCAAGACGCCTTCCCTGATATTTACAAAGAGAGAGGGCTTGCTGAAGAAGCTGCACGTGATGCTATGTATAATGACGAGAGCGGTCTTTTGATAAATACAGAAGCACAGCTTATTGAGGATAAAGCACAAGGCTTGTTAAAGGGTCAGCGTGATGCTGAAACTCTTAGAAAACTTGCTGTTGCACGCAGGCAAACAGCTAAAATCCAGGCGCAAATGGACCTGCAGAATAGAGTAAAATTAAAGGAGGCTTTGAATACCCAAAAGTATATTACTGCCGAAAGAAACGCTGCGGCTAAAGCTGCTGTGGCATTGGAAAATGATGATTATTCTGCTGCGGTCCGATATAAAAACGTCCAGGCGTTTAATCATGCTTGTGTAGTTGAAAGCGTAAGACTGCGTAATCAGTATGCTAAGTGGCAGAATTATTTCAGGAAGCAGGCTAAAGCTAAAAGGGAAACGTGGGGTAATGAAAGAAACTTTATTCAAGCAGCAGCAATTATGGAAAGGTTCGGTTATAAGCGTAAAGATTATTCTGATTTTGAAAAGACAGAAACTTTATCAGACTATCTGAATGATATGGATGATCTTTATGACAATGTTGCAGTTGCTGATTGGATAATGGATGAGAATGTTAGCATTACAAATCCTCGTGAACGTATGACGGCAAGCCAGCTTGAAGATATAGTAAATGCGCTTAAAAATATCAAAGCGATCGCTAAACAGGAAATGAGTATCAATGCTTTACAGAAAGGTGCTCCATATGCTGAATTTAAAGCTGAAGCACAGGACACACTTAATAAGCTGAAAACTATCTGGAAACCGCAGGTTGGCGTTGCACAGCAGCCTACAGTAATGGAGAAGCTAAAAGCATCTTTGCGCAGTACGGACAATCTTTTTGAAATGATGGACGACTGGCAGTATGGATTTTTTAGCAAACATTTTGGCGCAGCTATTCGAGAAGCAGCCGATAATGAAACAAGAAAAGTTTTAGAATATGAGGAAAAAACAGCGCAGGCTTACAGGGAATGGCTGCCGGATAAAGCTGCAGAAAAGGCGGCCGATTATCAGGAAAAATATGACGAGCTAGGTACTTCTGTAGATAAGCACGTTTTAGTAAAAATGCTTATGAATTTAGGAAACGAGAGCAGTGCCAGAGTATTGTGCAGCACTAGACCGGTAGGCTTTGAAAGTTCTGCCTTGTGGGTAGATGGCGATATCGTACAGACTAAAATCAATTTACTTGACTTCTTAGGGCGTAATCTTACTGAAGCGGATATAAAATATGCACAGGCTAAGATAGATATTGCAGAGATGTACTGGTCTGAAATGGAAGCTCTTGAAACTCGTTGGACAGGTTTTAGTCCTAAGAAAGTAGAAGCGTCGCCTGTAGAGCTGACGTTATCAGACGGCAAGACTGTTGTTATGCGTGGCGGTTATTTCCCGCTGATGCGTGACGGTGATACTGGTTCTAAACACGCTGGGCAAGAAGTTATTTCTGATACTGACCCCAGACAAGGCCGCAATATTAGAACAATGAGCACCAGACGAGGCCATTTAAAAGAACGTGTTAAGGCTAAATATCCTGTTAATCTAAAACGTGGAGCAGAGTTTAATGTTGCTATGGATGCGATACATGATCTGTGTTTCCGTGAGGTCATGGGCGATTTCCGCAAAATTATGAACGATCAGGAAATGTATACTCTGATTAAAGAAAAATTAGGCCTGGCCGATTTCTCCGCCTTTAAAGAATATCTTGAACGTGCGGCAAATCCTCAAGGTACTAACAGCGGCTCTGTTGGTGAAAGCTGGATGGGCAGTGTTGCTAACTGGCTTAGGGCTCGTACTGTAAATGCTGCCATTATGCTTAACCTTAAAACTGCCGTTCAGAACTTGGGTAATCCCTTGCTTTATGGTAATGCGGTAGATGGTTTTGGATATAGTGATGTCGTTGTCGCTGTGAGCAATTACAGTATGAATATGCAACTTGCAGAGGGATATAAATCGGCGAAGGAATTTGTTTACAGCAAATCTCCTTGGATGAAAGAAAGGTCTGTGCTTCCTGATATTTCCCTGCGGGATATGAAAGAAATGGAAAGCCTGAATCCTATAGAAAAGAAAGCTGTTGAATTTGGCACAAGATTGCTGGTCGCTACTGATAATCTTTCTGCTATTCCGGTATGGATGCAGGCGTATGGCAAAAAAATAAGGGCTGGTGCAGGCGAAGCAGAAGCGGTGGACTTTGCCAATACGGTTATTAGACGTACACTTGGCAGCAGCAGAGTCACGGAGGTTGCACCGCTTTTGCGTGGCGGACCTATGCTTAAACTGTTTACTACCTTCCAAGGCTTCTTCAATACACAATATAATCAGTGGGCCAGAGAGTATAATATCTTCTTAAAAGAAAAAGACATAATGCGTCTTACTTCGTTTGTGGGAGCTAAGTTTGTAATGTTTGCTTTTATAAACTTGATGTTGTCGGCCGAAGATCCATTTGAAGAAGATAAGGATGAATATAAAAAGATATCAAAAGAACTGCTTACTTACCCTATGAGTTTAGCCGGACCGGCTGGGCAGGTTGGTAATGCTATCTGGAGCAGGGCTTTAGGCATGCAGACTTACGGGTATAGAATGACTGCGGTACAAGGCACGATAGAGCAAATGGAACGTGCCGCCGGTAAGGTGCAAAAGGTTTACCAGGACAAAGCAGATTATGACGAATTGGTTGAGCCTACTGCTACATTTGTTGGAACAGCATTAGGCGTGCCTGCACAGTTAAACAAATTATTCTTTAACGGATATGATATCTTGTTCAATGATATGGAGCCGGAAGTTGGCGACATCTTTAGACGTCGGCCGAAAAAAGAACGGTAAAATAAAAATACCCCCTCAAATTTGAGGGGGGTTATATTTATTGGAAGTTATGTTCGTTTTTATATTTTTTTAGTACAACTGTTTGATAAAATTCGTGAGTTAGTTTATAAGCTTTCGGCATATGTTGAGCGTTAAAGATCGAAATGTATGCTCTTAAATGCAATTCAAAATTTTTATCATTAACATTTAAATATAAATTCATTATATCAGATGTTAATTTATTTGCGAATAAAGATTCTAATTCTTCTATTGTTACTAAATCAGAATCACAGTTATTATTTAGCACATCAGAATATTCTCTGTACTTTGCATCTAAATATTCTTCTACTGCTTTTTTGTCAGAACCAGTTGCATTACAGTAATCGTTTAAAAATTCTTTGCTAGATACGGTTAACATGGTATGTTCAAGTTTCATAAAATTATGAATAAATCCATATGCATACATCAAAGAATGATAATATGGTAATACATATAAAAAAAGCATATCATTTTCCATTGCTTCTTTGTAACGAATATTAACTGAATTGGAAAAAGTGGTTTCATATGGAGTGTGTGCAAATCCTAAAAGTGCTTGTACATAAAATGAATAATATCCATCTAATATATTTAAATTTTCAAAGGCAAGTTTTAATCTAGCCGTAATATAATCTCGTACGGGGGTGTGTCTAGCATATGGATAAGAAAACACTTTATTATCTTTTGTGGAATTTCCTTTATTAGATATTTTCCATAGTAAGAAGGCAATAATTATTAAAAGTATTATAATCATTTTAGGTAACTCCTTTTTCACAATTATAACACATTTATAAATTATTGAAAATAACACTTGACTTTATGCCACACATAAATATATAATAAATGTGTGGCATAAAGCGAGGTGAAATTATGAGCCCCAAAACAGGTAGACCAAAAGCAGATAACCCAAAGGCGATAAAGTATAGTATAAGAATTGATGAAAAAACAGAACAACGTTTAGTTGAATATTGTCTTAAACACAATATAACTAAGGGTGAAGCTATTCGTCAAGGGATACATTTACTTTTGGGAGACAAAAAATAAGACGCTGCCCAGTCGGTCAAAACAGGAGCAACGTCTTACACCAGAGGTTTCCCTCTGTGAAATAGTCTATCATAGAGGGCGACTTCTTTCAAGTGAAAGGAGTAGTCAATATGAATAACATCAACCGTTTAACCTTGGACAGTCGTGAAGTAGCAGTAATGTTAGAAAAAGAACATAATCATTTATTAAGGGATATAAGTGTTTACGCCAAATATCTTACTGAGACCAAAATTGGACTCAGTGATTTTTTCCAAGAATCCACATATAAAGACATTACTGGTCGCACATTAAAGAAATATCAAATAACCAAGAAAGGCTGTGAGTTTTTAGCTCATAAGCAAACCGGTCGCAAAGGATCGTCGTTTACCGCATCTTATATCAACCGTTTTCACGAAATGGAAGCACAGCTAAGCAAAAAGCCTTTGCAGCAAACACTTATTGAAGAACCTTATAAGCCTACGGTAAAATATTGGAAAGGCGTACCGGTGTTAACTAAGTTAGACGTAGCTATGATTTTAAATGTTGATGCGTCGGCGATTCAAAATTATATTCGTAGACCGTGGTTTATGACAGAGAATGTAGATTTTTACTTTTTGCGTGGACATGACTTATTCGAGTACCGCAGAGAGAATAAAATCAAGTCTACAATCGCTGCCTTAATAGTACTTACCGAAAGTGGAGTTAGAAAGATATACGAAGCGAGAAATCGAAAATTTACACCTGCTGAATTGTTCCCAGTAAAATCGTCGTGTGAGCCACAAAGACCTATGCTTGTTAATGCGCCTATGAATATGGAGCTGCAGAAGAAGATAAAGGATTTAGAAGGCAAGCTGATTGCTTTGCATGAAGTATTAAAACTTTATAACTACTGTAACACGCCTGAAAAATCGCAATGCTTCGCCACAACAATAAAAGACATAGGTATAAAAATATCGTGTGATGCACTTGATGTAATCAATACAAAGCTTAGTTTAATTCCTGCCGAGGGTGTCGGTTAAATCTACTCCCTTCCTGTTGGGTATTTAAAATTTTAAAAAGTTTCCGACAAAATGCCCTTTAACAAGAGTTAAAATAGTAATGTAAGGTTATTGGATATGAGAGCAGAGGCGATGTAAAAAAATTTAAAAATGTATCCGACAAAACCACTATAAAAATGAGTTAAAATAGTATCATAAAGTTAGTTAGAACTTAATAGAAAGCGCTTACTTCGGTAGGCGCTTTTTTATTTGGAAGGAGAGACGATTTATGGAAAATTTAGTGCAAATCATTGATAGGCAGGTAGTTGTTTCTAGTCGGCAGGTTGCTGAAAAGTTTGGTAAACAACATAAAGACGTTTTGGGAAATATTCGCAATATTTTAGTGGCGGAAAATTCCGCCACTAAATTTTATCAGGAAAGTATCCACGAATATCGCGGGCAAAGATTTCCTGAGTACCTTATGAACCGTGACGGTTTTACGCTTTTAGCAATGGGGTTTACCGGTAAAGATGCGTTGCAATGGAAGCTAAAATATATTGCTGCTTTCAATAAAATGGAAGAATTGTTAAAAGAGCAGGAAGTAATTCCAAAAGATTTGCCGGCAGCTCTTAGAATGGCCGCTGAAATAGCAGAAAAAGCTCAGGCTCTACAAATTGAAAATACGCAGCAAAAGCAGATCATAAATGAAATGCAGCCTAAAGCAAGCTATTATGATTTGATTCTGCAAAACAACACTCTGATGTCGGTAACGCAGATTGCAAAAGACTATGGTATGAGCGCAAAGAAAATGAATAGCCTGCTTCATGAATTAGGTGTTCAGTATAAACAAGGCGGTATATGGTTTCTGTATGAAAAATATCAATGTGACGGATATACCCAAAGTAAGACTTTTCCTACTGCTGACGGTGAAAATAGATTTCATACTTATTGGACGCAGAAAGGACGCTTATTTATTTATCACTTATTGAAGAACCAAGGCGTACTTCCAGTTATAGAACAGGAGTGAAATTATGGATAAAGAGGCTATCATACAAGACCAAATAAATTTACTGTTGGAGGAGCAGAAGAAGGCTGTATCTTTGGACGAGAAGTTAAAGATAGCATCAACTATAGCCAGTATGTTAAATGCTACTGTAGTTAAAGATGCTCCGGCCTCAGCAAGAATATAGGGGGTGAGCATATGACTGTACAGAATACGATAGTTAAAGATATTTATGTTGGTAATGGAGCGACAACGAAATTCCCAATAACATTTCAGATGACGGATCATCCTGAATATATAAAAGTATATATTACAGGTGATGATAGCGTTGCCGTAGAAACGGAGAATTTTTCTGTTGATCTTGGAGCTAAAACAGTTACTTATCCAGCTAATGGCTATCCGCTGCCTGATGGTCATAAAATAACTATTTATCGTGAGCTGCCATTGTATCAGCTAATGAACCTGGTTAATCAAGGTCCGTTTTTTGCAGAGAATATTGAATTGTCTTTTGACGATCTAACTTTTATATGTCAGCAATTAAATGAAAAATTGAATAGAACATTATCTGCTGGTATTGATGTAAGTAATTTTAATAATACTTTTCCGGTAAAGGCTGGAATGAGTTTTAGAATCAATGATGCTGGTGATGGGCTTGTGCTGACGGAGGACCCTGCGAGAGTGTTACCTTTAGCTAAAGATGTATTAGAGCAAACGAAACAGGTCAAAGAGAGCGCCGTTAACGAAACAACAAATATTAAAAATACTGCAATCGAAGAGCTGACCGCTATAAAAAATGCTGCAGTAAATGAGACTACGGAAATAAAGGACGAAGCTGTTGCTGCTAAAAATACCGCTGTTAAAGCTGCGGCTACTGCGGCAGAAGATGCTGTTAATAACGTTCAAACGTTACTTGATGAAAAAGTGGCTGCCGCAGAAAACGCAAAAAGTGTAGCTGTTTCTTCGGCTGAATCAGCATTAGCAAGTAAAAATGCTGCGGCTGCATCACAGTCGTCTGCTGCTGCCAGTGCGGAAACAGCCCAGGCTTCGGCAGAATCAGCTTCTAGCAGTGCTGATGCAGCATTAGCAAGTAAAAATGCAGCATTAACAAGTGAGAATAATGCGAAAGCTAGTGAAACCAAATCTGCAAAAAGTGAAGAAAATGCTAAGGCTGCTGAAACTGCTGCAGAAAATAGTAAAAAAAGTGCTTCAGATTCCGCTAGTGCGGCTTCTAGTAGTGCTGAATCTGCATTAGAATCTAAAACGTTAGCTGCAGCATCAGCAAATTCAGCTTCTGCGAGTAAGACAAGTGCAGAAAGCAGTGCTGAATCAGCAGCATCTTCAGCAACTATAGCTACAAGACAGGCAGATAGAGCGCAGGGTATTGCTGACAGCTTAGAAGGTTTAGCTGGCATTACTGGTATAGCGACAACAGATGAAGCTATTGCTGGTGTAGTTGATACTAAAGCAATGACGCCGTTAAAGACGAAAGAGGCTATAGAGCAAGGTGCTAATGTTTTTACAGCTTTAAATACTTTTAGATCAAACATTGCTGTATCAAATGGCACAGCGGTAGGTAGTAGCGGTACTGTAAGGTTTGGTGTTTCTCCAGCAGGTGAGACAGTACAAGCGAGAATTGGTACAGACAATTTAGGTGGATTATTTTATAATACAAGCACAAAGCAACCTCATGTATTTAGAATTGGAACTAACAACGATGTGCTTAGCATACGTGATGACACCTCAAAGATGACTTTAATAAGTAATAATAAAGCTTTCGCAACGGTAACTCATGAAGGCGTTGCGAAGTGGCTAGGTAATGCAAATACCGCTACGAAGTTAAAAACCGCTCGCACAATAAACGGTGTGGCTTTCGACGGAACGCAAGATATAATTGTAGGCTCCAATCCTGTGGGAACAATAATCGCCGTGGCATATACAGGGGTGCCGGAAGGATATATGCACTGCAATGGTGCAGCAGTTAGCCGTACTACTTACGCTAATCTATTTAATGAAATCGGTACAACTTACGGTGACGGCGATGGTAGTACTACATTTAATTTGCCAAATACTGTAGCTAGATTCCTAGAGGGCGGCATAGGTGCCGGAACTTACTACGAAGCTGGGCTGCCTAATATTACTGGTAATATTTCAGCATTTAAATCTAGTATTAGTGGTGCGTTTGTAGGAAGTAACAATACTAACAGATACGATGGTTGGAATGATAACGAAGATGAATATGCAGTATCTACCAGTTTTGATGCTTCTCGTAGCAATAGCATTTACGGTGCAAGTACTACTGTGCAGCCGCCTGCTATGACTGTAATTTACTGCATTAAATATTAAGGGGAGAACAAAGATGAAATTATATTATTATGACGAGAACGGATATTATCGTGCAATGTCAGAAGCGTTTTTAGACCCGCTTGAAACAGAACTGCAAGGGAAAGAAGTGTGGCTTATACCACCGCACGCAACAACTATTGAGCCACCATCAAGTGCAGATGGACACATTATAAAATTTAATGGGAAGACATGGGAACTGGAAAAAATGCCTGATCCGGAGCCGGAACCAGAACTTACGTTAGAAGAATTAAAAGCCCAAAAGCTTAAACTTGTTGATGCATGGACAGCAGATAAAATTACTGGCGGTTTTACTTCTCGATGCACCGGTAGCCCTGTGAGGTATGATAGCGACAGAGATACACAGCTTACGATGCAGGGAATTGCACTGAATGTCAGCACAGAACGTTTTGCAAACG